GGTTATAGGTCTACAGAACACTCCATCGAAGCGAATAAATCCGAGCCCGGACCTCACTCAAGAGGCATCGCTGCGGATATAGCGTGCACCTCCTCCCCCAAGAGACATACCATTGTCCAGCTTGCCCTTGAGATGGGCTGTTTTACGGGGATAGGCATTCATTCTGACTTCATCCACTTGGATATGGATGATCGGTACGTCGATGTAATGTGGGTGTATGGATCTTAACATTGAGCTTCTTCCTTGGCAACAGGAACTCTGGACAGACGACACCAGATTCCAGGTCATAGCCGCTGGTAGACGCTCTGGGAAGTCCAGATACGCAGCGTGGAAGATGATTATCCACGCACTCTCTGAGGGGAAGGGCGGGGTGTTTTACGTGGCACCAACCCAAGGTCAGGCAAGAGATATTATGTGGGGGCTTCTTCTTGATCTAGCCCATCCGGTGATTAAATCTTCCCACATCAACAATCTACAGATCACACTGATTAACGGGGCCATCATTTCTCTAAAGGGTGCTGACCGACCGGAAACCATGCGTGGTATCTCCTTGAAGTACCTTGTCATGGACGAGTACGCAGACATGAAGCCAGAGGTCTTTGAGCAGATCCTCAGACCTGCATTGGCTGACCAGAAGGGTAGTGCACTGTTCATCGGAACTCCCATGGGCAGAAACCACTTCTACGAACTCTACAAGTACGCCGAACTCTCTGACGACCCAACCTACAAGGCTTGGCACTTCACCTCCTACGACAACCCCCTGTTAGACCCAGAGGAGATAGAGATTGCTAAGAAGTCTATGTCCTCACACGCTTTCCGACAGGAGTTCATGGCATCCTTCGAGGCGAAGGGTTCGGAGATGTTCAAAGAGCAGTGGGTAAAATTTTCCGACGATGAGATGGAGGGCGAAACCTACATTTCTATTGACCTTGCGGGATTTGAGGAGGTCGGAAAGAAGCGGTCTAAAAATTCAAGACTTGACGAGACGGCCATAAGTGTGGTAAAAGTATCTCCCGAGGGATGGTATGTCAAGGATATCATCTATGGCCGCTGGACTCTGAACAAGACGGCGGAAAAGATATTCAACGCTGTACGCAAGCACAAGCCTGTTGCGGTGGGTATCGAAAGGGGTATTGCAAAGCAAGCAGTTATGTCTCCGCTAATGGACCTCCAGAAGCGGTATGGCGTGTTTTTTCGCATTGAAGAACTGACTCATGGTAACAGGAAGAAAACAGACCGAATCATGTGGGCCTTACAGGGGCGATTCGAGAATGGATACATCACGCTTGCGAGAGGTGAGTGGAACTCCCGATTCTTGGACCAGCTCTTTCAGTTTCCAGACCCCCTTACCCATGATGACCTTGTGGACTCCCTTGCATACACTGACCAACTATCGAATGTCGCATACAACTACGACTTTGAAGTAGACGAATACGAAATCCTAGACGCAGACGCAGGATACTGATATGGATGATTTTAACGAGCCGCTAATGGCAGAAGAAAGCCTTGAGGATTGGGTGATCTCGAAGTGTGACGCGTGGCGGGACTACTACGAGGCCAACTTCCAGGAAAAGTTCGAGGAATACTACCGCCTCTGGAGAGGTCAGTGGGATCCATCCGACTCCATGCGGGCTTCTGAGCGGTCACGAATCATCTCTCCCGCACTCCAGCAAGCGGTAGAGTCCAACGTCGCAGAGCTTGAAGAAGCGACTTTCGGGAGGGGTAAGTGGTTCGATATCTCGGATGATATGAACGACCCCCAGAAAGAAGACGTACAGTATCTTCGGAACAAGCTCACCGAGGACTTTGAATCCACTCAGGTCAGAAAAGCGGTGGCGGAGTGTCTTATCAATGCGGCAGTGTTCGGTACGGGTATCGGAGAAGTCGTCATTGAAGAAAGAAAGGAAATGGCTCCTGCCACTCAAGACGTGCTTGATGGGGAGCTTCAAGCCGTAGGTGTGGCAGTAACAGATAAGTTCAAAGTATTCCTGAAGCCGGTCATGCCGCAGAACTTCCTGATCGACCCTGTGGCGACCTCCATTGAGAACGCTATGGGTTGTGCGGTAGACGAGTTCGTATCAGCACACCTTGTCCACCAACTTCAGGAGCAGGGTGTTTACAACGACGTTCTAGTAGGTCCGGCGGCAACAGATACCGACCTTGAGCCAGACCAAGACCTGACCATCCACCACGATGACAAGATTCGGCTAACCAAGTATTACGGCCTCGTTCCGGCACATCTCCTCGAAGACGCGGGAGACTACAACGAAGACTCACAATACGTCGAAGCGGTAGTGGTTATCGCCAATGGCGGGATTCTCCTGAAGGCAGAAGCCAACCCCTACATGATGCAGGATCGCCCTATTGTGGCGTTCCCGTGGGATGTAGTTCCCTCACGTTTTTGGGGTCGCGGTGTCTGTGAGAAGGGTTATAACTCGCAAAAAGCTCTTGATACAGAGCTGCGAGCACGCATTGATGCCTTGTCCCTCACCGTGCACCCCATGCTGGCTATGGACGCTACTCGGCTCCCTAGAGGAGCGAAACCCGAAGTCCGTCCAGGAAAGATCATCCTGACCAACGGAGACCCGAGAGAGGTCTTAACCCCGTTTAACTTTGGTCAAGTCAGCCAAATCACCTTCGCACAAGCCTCTGCGCTTCAGCAGATGGTACAACAAGCCACGGGTGCGGTAGACTCTGCCGGTATCGCTGGCACCGTGAACGGCGAAGCCACGGCAGCAGGGATATCCATGTCTCTCGGAGCGATAATCAAGCGGCATAAACGAACCCTGATTAACTTCCAGCAGGCGTTCCTGATTCCGTTCGTAAAGAAGGCCGCATGGCGGTACATGCAGTTCAACCCTGAAGACTACCCTGTAGCTGATTACAGGTTCAGCGCCACCTCGACTTTGGGCATCATTGCTAGAGAGTACGAAGTGACTCAGCTTGTCCAGCTTCTCCAGACCATGCAGCAAGACTCCCCGCTGTACGCCACGCTGGTGCAGTCTATCATTGACAACATGAACCTCTCGAACCGAGAAGAGCTCATTGCGGCAATGCAGCAGGCCATGCAGCCCAACCCAGAAGAGCAGCAAGCGCAACAGGCGCAGCTTCAGGCACAACTTGCTCTCCAAGGTTCCCAGACCAACGCGCTCAATGCTCAGGCAGAGGAATCTGCGGCCCGAGCGTACAAAATGCGTATTGAGGCCGACCTCGCTCCGGTTGAGACAGAAATCAATAAGATCGAGGCTGTTACTAAGAATCTTGACGAAGGCGATGCCGACGATAAGGAGTTTGAGCGCCGCTTGAAGGTTGCAGAACTAACCCTGAGAGAGCGAGAAATAGAACAAAAACGACAATAAGGAGATGCCATGATAACCCAAGGGCAGTTTAACAGGGCCATGACAGAAGTAAACAACGCATTCAAGAAGCAGAACAAGCGCATCGAGGCGTTGGAAGAGGAAGTGAGAACCCTCTCGGAGGAGGTCAAAGCCCTCCAAAAACCAGCCACTAAGCCGAAATCAACAAATAGTAAAGAAAATGCTTGACAAATGATTTCACTTGTGGCAGGATTGGGAGGTTAGATCAATGGACCGCGAATTAGAAGATTATTTCGATAACTTCAATATGCTGTTTGCCCACAAGGGGTACAAGCAGTTATGCGAGGAAGTTGAAGGAAACATTGAACGCTTATCCGATATCTCAACGGTAAAAGATGAGCAAGAGTTGTTTTTTCGCCAAGGCCAGATTGCCGCCTATCGGACAATCCTGAACTTTCAGGGAACCGTAGAAGCAGCAAGGGAGCAAGCGGAAGATGTACAAGATATTTGATTTCAGGTGTCCAGACGGGCATCTGTTTGAAAAGATGGTAGAGGGACAGGTCACAACTTGTAGGTGCAGTTGTGGCAAAGAAGCTACTAGACAATTATCTGCTCCGGCATTTCACCTCGAAGGCCACTCTGGGGATTTTCCTGGAAGGCACATGAAGTGGGTGAAAGAGCACGAAAAGGCAGGTAGAAATAATCATCTCCATAATGAGTAATCACGGAGTTTAATGATGGCACGAGCGCAAATCTTAGATCCGGCTCAAGACGAGCAACCGGAAGACGAGATTCAAAACGAAGACTTTGAGAATCAGGATCCGTTAGACGGCATTTCTGGAGAACCTCAAAAAGACCACTCAGACCTCCCCGAGAAGTACAGGGGCAAGAGTCTTGAGGACGTTGTAAGAATGCACCAAGAGGCAGAAAAGCGTCTTGGGGAGCAGGGCAACGAGGTCGGTGATCTTCGTAAGGTTGTGGACGAGTTTATACAATCTCAGACACAGCAAGCACCTCAACGTGAAGTTGAGCCTGAAGATGAATTGGACTACTTTACCGATCCTCAAGCAGCGGTAAGCCGCCAAATTGAGAATCACCCGTCCGTAAGGGCTGCTGAAGAAGCCGCAGTAGAGCACCGGAAGCAGACCGCAAAGGCGATGCTGCAAAGCAAACATCCCGACATGCAGGAGATTCTTGCCGACAAAGGGTTTGCTGAGTGGATTCAAGCCTCCAAGATACGGACCAAGCTATTCGTGGAAGCCGATCAGAACTTTGATGCGGAAGCTGCAGACGAACTGTTTACTCTCTGGAAAGAGCGTAAGGCCACTGTGCAACAGACTGTTGCAACAGAGGAGAAGTTCAGAAAGCAATCCGTCAAGGCTGCAAGCAATGGCGGGGCTTCTGGCAACCCAGAAGGTACAGGCAGAAAGATTTATCGCAGGGCCGACATTATTAAACTGATGAAGACCGACCCTGACAGATACACCGCTTTACAGGACGATATTCTGAGAGCATATCAGGAGGGGCGAGTCAGATAAGGAGTTGATCCATGGCTACCGCCACTTATCCAGGTGCGGCTGGTAATACCGCAAAAACAGAAGCGGCAACTTTCATTCCAGAAATTTGGTTTTCATAAAGGCCAACTAGGGATTAAATAACGTGGACTCCTAACGGACAACACGAGAGAAACCGGAAGCCCAAACACAATAGAAGGGCCGAGGATGACAAAATGAGAGAAACAGAGGTCAAGTACCTTGCTGGCCTGATAGACGCGGATGGCTCTATTGCGTTTGACTTTACAAGCAATAGACCGTACCTCACCATCAGGCTAACAGCAGCCGACAGCATCGACAGGGGTGGGTATGTAAAATCTATCCCCAAGACTACTGGCTACGGCACTGTCTGCCAAAAGACCAAGCGCAACGGGTGGTCTACTGTCACGGTTTGGACTCTATCAAGAGCAAAAGACCTTGAAATGCTGGTGCCGAGACTGGTGAAGCACATGGTCGTAAAGGGCAAGCACCTGCAGCGAATGTACGACAAGTGGCAGGAGCTTAGAGGCAAGACGCTTTCTGACCTTGAGGTTGAGCAGCTAAAAACGTACTGCAGGGTGTCAAGGACGGACTCCGGCCCCCTAAAGCCCAAGAAGCACCCGACATGGGCGTGGGTTGCGGGATACCTCGATGGTGACGGCAGCTTTATATTTAAGCAGCCTCCAAGCCAAAACGCGCCACGGATGCTGGTACAGGCGACCGCACATGAAAATGATGTCGTGGCTCTTGAGCTTTTGCACAAGGCATTCGGCGGAACCCTGAACAATCGGGGGAAAGTTTCTCATATATGGGACTGGAAGCACTCGCTAGGCAAGAGGAATCAAGCCTTTGCCATACGCTTTTTGTCCAAGGTGGTACAGCACAGCAGGCTCAAAAAACACAAGATTGAGCAGCTATTACACCATTGTCATTCACGTACTCGCACAGACTAAGTATCCCTACCTCTACGGAGGAAGCTATAGTCGGAATTGTTACGATAACAATTTGCTGATGAAATTATTGCTGCTTACGAGAAGAGCCTGAAGCTGGCCCCTCTCGTCAAGAAAATCTCTATGAACGGCAAGAAGGGCGACAAGATCCATATCCCCAAGCCTGTTCGTGGTGATGCAAACGCAAAAGCTGCTGACACAGCAGTAACCATCATCGCTAACACTGAAAGCGAGCTGGAAATCGACATTGATCGCCACTTCGAATACTCTCGTCTGATCGAGGATATCGTTGACGTTCAGGCTCTGTCCAGCCTCCGACAGTTCTACACTCAAGACGCAGGTTATGCCCTGGCCAAGCGTGTGGACACTGACCTGCACTCTTGCGGTACAGGCTTCGGTGACGGCGGTGACATTGTGTTCGATGACGCTGTTGCTGAAACTGACTACCAGCACACTGGCTGTTTCTTCAACGACAACGGCACTACGACTCAGTACACTGACGACACCCAGGTCGCTGCTGACGTGTTCACGGATGCTTTCTTCCGCGACATGATCCAGAAGCTCGATGACAACGACGTTCCTATGGAAATGCGTAACCTTATCATCCCGCCTTCTGTACGCAACTCTGTTATGGGCATTGATCGTTACGTGTCTTCTGACTTCGTGAGCGGCACCACTACCAACACCGGCCTCATCGGTAACCTGTACGGTGTAGACGTGTATGTATCGTCTAACTGTGCGACTATCGAAGCTGTTGGTGACAACACTGCTGACACAGCCATCGCTACTCGCGCTGCGCTCCTGTTCCACCGAGACGCTATTGTTCTCGCAGAGCAGATGTCAGTACGCTCTCAAACTCAGTACAAGCAGGAATACCTGTCCAACCTGTACACTGCTGACTGCCTCTACGGTGTAGAAGTATACCGTCCAGAAGGCGGCTTTGTACTCGCTGTACCTGAGTAAGCCTAAGTCGGCGGGGTGTAACAGCCCCGCCTTCTTTTTAAACACAGAAAGTATCTGTCGTCTAGGACTAAGAGGCTGACATGAGCAACTACACCAAGAGTACCGACTTCGAGGCCAAGGACGCATTGCCGTCTGGTGACTCTGACAAGATCATCAGGGGTGCTGAGTTTGAGGTCGAGTTCGACAACATTGCTGTCGCGGTAAACAGCAAGGCAAATTCAAACAGTCCGGTATTCGTCTCTCCGATTACTATTGACGGCGCACAACTTACCGACACAGGTTCCAACACGCTTGTCGATGCTCGCGTTGCGGAATCGAACGTAACCCAACATGAAGCGGCCTTGAGTATTACCGAGAGCCAGATAAGCGACCTCGGAAACTATGCCTTAGTTGGCGCGAACCTTTCCACCTTTACCAACGACGCCGGGTTCATCACCGCAACCTTAACGACTGAGCAAGTTCAGGACATTGTTGGTGCGATGGTCACCGGCAATACCGAAACCAACATAACCGTAACTTATCAAGATTCGGACGGAACGCTCGATTTTGAAGTGACGGCGGCGGGCGGATTGTCAATCGACTCGACCGTTCGCACCTCGACGTTTACGGCAGTGACCGGGAGTATTTATAAGATCGACACAACCGGCGGCGCCTTTTCTATGACGTTGCCAGCTACGCCAACCGAAGGCGACGAGGTCGGGTTTATGTTTGTTAATGGTTCCGATCCTCGGCAGGAGGCGCTAACCTGCGGGCGAAATGGTTCCGAGATCGAGGACGCCTCCGAGGATTTGGTATGGAATGTAAAGATAAAATACTTTTCGTTGCAGTACGCAACGCAAGACGGATGGAAGGTGAAGCTATAAAATGACAAATGCAAGTGAACTATTTTCAAAAGACGGAATCATCGGATATCGTGAGTTTCGTGCATCGACGACATGGTCCCCGCCTTTCAGAATGCGAGCCATTGTTCATTGCATTGGCGGTGGCGGTTCCGGTGGAAGCAACACAATAAGTAATACGGGCTGTGTTGCTGTTAGCGGCGGTGGAGCGGGGGAGCATAGCGCCAGTATTCTAATTCTCGATCCAGCTGTCACTTATACGGTAACCGCTGGGGCGGGCGGCGCGGCTGGTACCGACATAACCACGTCAGGCGGAACAAATGCCGGAAACGCCGGTGGTGCCTCGTCCTTTTCCGGAACTGGTATAACGACCATAACCGCGAATGGCGGATCGGGCGGCGCGCAGGATTCTCAACCGGCTGGAACGGGCGTTTCAGTTTCAGGCGGCGCGGGCGGCACTGGCGGCGCCGGGGAACTGTTTACCTTTGACGGAGGTCGGGGTGGTGATGCAGAGGTTACCACTTCCGGGTTGGCGAAAGCTGGCGCAATTTCTGGCGGCGGGGCTGTAGGAGTCGATGGTAATGGGTTCCGGGGCGGAGATGCCGTGATGGATAGAGCGGCGCTCCGAAGAGTCTCAACTGGCGGTGGCGGTACTGGTGGACGGGGCGGCGACCTTACGATGACGTCAGGCAACACTAATCCGATCTCATACGGTGGCTCAAATACTATGGATGCTGGCGATGTCCCTTCCGGATCTGCCGACGGCGACCCTCCTTTAGGTGAAGTGTTTGACTCTGCCCGGCAAGGCTCTGTAGAAGCCATATTTTCTCGCGGCCTTTTTGAGGCGTTAAAACTCAGTACTTTTGCGTATCCAGAAGGCACTAATAAAGTTGCGCCTCCGGGGTGTGGCGGTTTCGGAAGTAATTCCGGCCCAAGCAACGGCGGTGCGTTTTCTGGAGGCGGCGGCAACAGTGCCTTTGGCATCAACGTTACGCAATCCGAAGGAGGTTATCCCGGCGGCGGTGGTGGCGGCGCGACGATAGTGTCATTTTCCACCGACACTCTTACTTGTGCACCCGGAGGCGATGGGTGCGTCATAATCGAAATTCTGGAGATATTGGCGTGAGATATAAAATCGTAAGTACCGGGCAACCGATTGTTGCTACGCAGGAATTTATGGAATTGATGCATCCGGGCGACTTTGAAAAAATCCAAGATGCTAACGTCAATCCAACGCACACTCATGACTTCAAGCCGGTCGATTTGCTAAATTCTTTTTCGACAGCGGAAGCATTTCGAGCCGCAGCGATTTCCGAAACGTCCGACGCGATCCGCTACCAAATGCGAGTTTTATCGTATAAGCGCGATGTTGAGATTAACTACAAGGACGACGAATATATCGCCGCAATAAATACGCTTGAAAGCGAGGGAGTATTGTTACCTGATCGCGCCGCGAGTTACCGGCTCGGCTTGCCTATTGAAAAACCAACAGGCGAAGAAGGTTAACAGCGCCGACATGGTGAGCAGGATCTTGACCAACGCAGCAGCATACAAGACGGCAGTCGGCAATGCTCTGGGCGTTCGGAGAAAGAAGATAGCGGAACTCTAGGGGGGAGCCGTGAACGAAAAGGATTTTTTGGCGCATAAAGATCAGACGGAGAAAGAATTAGCGAATCTAAAGATCGGACTGCAGTCAGTCAATCACCAGATGGACAATTTGGTTGAGAAGCTACACGACAGCGGTAAGACTGCTAAAGCGATGCACAAGCGAGCAGATCATCAGGACAGGGAGCTGTCAGAGATAAAGGAAACAATGCTGACAAAGGACGGCTTTATGGAGGAGCTAGATACTCAGCTCAACAAGCATATCGTGCGAATACTCAAGACCGTCATGACCGGCTTATTCGTTACCGGCACCGGCGCTCTCACCGCATGGTTCATTCACTTATTTGGGTTGGACAAATGAAGAGGTTTATTGTTTTAATTTGTTTGGCATTGCTTACCGGTTGTGCAGCCATGTCTGCTGAATCAGGCGCAGCTCTACTCAATGCAACTACAACGCCGGGAACTGACACTCGTTGCGTAACCGGCATGGGATTTGAGTTCTGCTACTTCAGGGAGAGAAAGATTGTTCAGCCCGCTGAATCTGAGAACGATTGACGAGAAGCCGGGATACTTCCTGGTAACTGAGGATGTCATGTGGCATCACGACGACCTCCCCGGAGGCGTATATCTCGTGCCTAGAGGGTTTGAGACTGACCTAGCCTCAATCCCTGTTGGCCTCAGAAACCTGTTCAGCAGGACTGGTAGATCGAGGAAACCGGCGGTATTCCATGACCACATGTACTCCAGAAGGTTTGAGACCAGAAAGATTTGTGACGAGTATTTCAGATTGGCATTGATCGAACGAGGCGTTCCTGCGTGGAAGGCAAGAATATACTGGCTGGGCGTGCGTCTTGGCGGAGCTATTGCTGCCGGAGGTAACTGGTGAGCTGGATTGGTGACCCAACACCGCCCCCGTGGACTCCGGAGGACATGTGGGCGGCTGTAAAAAACTACAATGTGCGGCCCAGCGGCCCGTGGCAGAACGGCCTCCTGACAGATAACAGTGCGCCAGGAACCGGCGGGATATTTGTCGGCCAAGGCGGTTCTGCAGAAGCCCTATACCCCGACTTTTTGAATAGCGCGGGGTCAATTCTTACCGAGAGTCTTAGGGATGCGATAAAGAGCTGGGGGAAAGGCGTTATTTCGGGGTCGCTGGACATTGAGGATGTCCCCTCGTTTATTCGGCCAAACGTCGATCACTTTATTTCTGTTCAGGGAGGCTACAGGGATCAGCCAGGGTTTGAGGACGAGCCGCCTAATACCGGACCGACGCCTCCGAACCCGACACCGCAGCCTGCGCTCGACGACGGGCCATTACCTGACGGTCCTCCGGCAGAAGACTATACAGACGAACCCACCGTGGAGAACAAGGGCGCTCTTGACTGGTGGCTAAAGAACGGTGATAGGACGAATGCTGGACAACGATTCGCTCACCTATCAGACGAACAGAAAGACTATCTGGTAGCCAATGATCCGTCTCTGGCACCGGAGTTTGGCCGTGGCGGAGTGTTGGCAGATCAGCCTGCGCAGAACTACGTAGACACTATTGACTCACAGATCGAAGACCCGAACATTGTCGATCAGGATTTGATCGAAGGCGACCTCTCGGGTCTGGATGAGGAATCCCTGCTCAACAGCTTTCAAGGTCAGGCCAATGAAACTCTAAGCGAGATCTTAGATAGAGATCTGGGCTTAGATAGAGATCTGAGCGCTGTCCAGAAGGCGTTAGCCAAACAGATGCAGCGCCAGATAGAGGCAGAGATGCTTCGGGGCGGCGGTATCGGTATACGATGGAACACTGATGAAGGCGGGTCTATTGACATCATCGGCAACCTCGGACTGCCGGGACCATTAGGCGTCTTCGAGCTTGAGCTGAAGGATGAGAACGGCAACATCACCATCGGCACCTCGATCAAGGATGCTATCGAGGGCGCGTGGGAAAAGATTCGGTCTATACCAGAAAAGATTGTTGAGACAGCTCAAGAAGTCGTAGACGTGCTGAAAGGTGAAGGCAATACTGTTGGCGGCAT